AATCTCGTGATTCTAATACTCGTCTTGCGAATTGTTCTCTTGCCTCAATGTAACTACATTCTGATTTGGAGTTGCAATAATAAAGTATTTCTCTGGTGAAGTTTTCGGTGCCTAGGGTGATTACGTCTGCGGTTAATTCTGGGCTTGACCCGTAGTACTCTCTCCAATCACTATCAATCTTGGAGCGTATCTTCTTCCGCTTCTTTGTGCCGTTTTTTTGCTTTACAGTCTTGTATGTTGTTTTGCTAAATTTTGCTAATTTTTTGCCTATGTACTTGCGTCCAGTGAGATTATTTGTAATTAAGTAAACAAATCCAACACATTCTTCAGGCAACGTCTCAATTGGGGTATCTTGATATAGCCATGTCATGTGTTTTTGGTAGATTTATTCTTGCTGCATAGTTATCTCTTTTGTTGTCTTGTTGTGATTTTTTAAGTTAATTCTGTTTCTCGTTGCCATTGATCGGTAAATCTAGTAGATCCTGTTGTGATTCCGCAGGTGTCCAAGCACACAATATTGGGCTGTACACTGTTCCATGATGTTTGAACAGACTCAAAATCACTAACAAAATCTTGTTGCCTTGAGCCTAGCCAACAACACGGACTTTCGCGCCCTTGGGCATCAATATAAGTGCTTTGCTCTTTCAACGCATGACAGTTGACTTGAGCTGATTGAAGTTGTGGTGGGTTCCAACCTGTGGGAAATTTAAGTTTGTCAGTAAAACCACGTTTACTAACTTTGGCACGAAACCATTTAAATCCCATGTCTCGAGCCAGTTGTTCACAAGCATCAACTTCGTGTTGATTGTGTTGGTATACCAACATGTCCCAATGTGCTGACCCTCCAGCTTCTATAAACGACCGGGCGTTACTCATTACCTTGTGCCATACAACATTTTGTCGATAGGTGGCATTGGTTGACTCTAAACCGTCAATACTGAACACCACATAGTCTTGTGGCTGATTCATTATCTTGGCCAACTCATACCACCAGAATGTGGTTTGCAAGCCACCATTGGTGTTCATGCCCAGCACAACATCGGGATTGATACGTCTAAATTCTTGATAGATGTCTAATGTATGTTTGCCAGCGGCTGGATCTCCGTAATTACCACACATGAACATTTTGTCTAGTTGTTGAATTTTTTCTTGATCAAACACTCGGAGAATCTGATTCATAGTGAGATGATGCTGACGGTCTTTCTTGAAGTTTGGGTCAGTTTCTCTAGCACACAATGCACATGCCGCTTGACATACGTCTGTGGACTCTAAGTGTAAAACTTTTATGTCACGCAAGATCAACATCCGTATTGTAACTGGTAAAGCCGTTCTCTTTGACGACTTTGAGAATGTTCTCCACACGCCCTGCAAGTTCATCTCTGTGTGAAACAAGCCAGATTGACTTGTGACGTTCTCTACTCATCTTCTTGAGCAAGGCTAGAGCGTTCTCTACACCTTGTGTGTCCAGGCCGTTGTCAATCAATTCGTCAATGAACAGCAAGTTGATGGGCGAGTATAAACTTTCCCATACGTCACGGAACGCCCAGGACATGGACAGGATCAATCGGTTACGCTCACCGCGTGATAAGTTATCAAAGTCCAGTTCACGACCCAGTTCCTCAATGCTCACGGTCAGGTCGTTTTGGAACTTCACAGTATGTGGCAGGCCAATGCGATCCAAGTAATGTGTGAGACGAGCATTCAGGTAACTCAAGTTTTGATCAATGATCTTCTTGCGTACAAAACTGTCTTTGCTGGTCAACAGTTTGAGCAAGAAGTCTTGATGATCCTGCAAACGAGTGAGCTCGTTCAATGTGTCATAGGACACAACCTGTAACGCTTGTCCTTGCATGTCTGTGATTTGTTCTTCGTAGGGATCCACATCTGCTTGACGTGCAGTTAGATCTTTGCGTAAGGTTTCCACAGTATTGCGATGATTCAGTGCTTGTTCTAGCGAATCATAAAACACAGTGGGCGCAGTACCCAACACACCAATCTGAGCGACGGTATCTTCATGCCCTTGACGTTGGGTATCATTGGCCAGGAGTTGTAGTGCTGTTTCTTGAACCAGAGCCTGCTTGTCTTGTTTCAATTCATCCTGTTTGTCATCGTGTAAGTCTTGACCACATGAGTGACACCGATGAGCATCCAGCGCCGCAATCTCAGTCTTAAGTTTTTCTAACAGTCGTTTTAGTTTAGCATCCTCTGAGTCAATTTGACGAATATAACGTGTAACATCGTCCAGGGCTTTTTTCTTCACATGAAATGCTTCTAGATCTCTATGTGCTTGAACTTCAGCATCAATGTTGATGTGTTCAAGATCTGCAATGGCCTGCGCTAGTCGGCCCACATCTTCGTCACGCTTGGCTGTCCAAAGCCGCTGACGTTTGCGCAGACTTTCAATCTGTTCTTCGATCCGTTTGTTGGCTTCCTGCACAGCACGTATGCGGAATTCCTCTGCTTGAATAGCGTCTTTGGTTTGTCGGTTAAGTTCTTTGATTGCATCGGCACGTTCACTCAGCAAGGTAATACCCAACAACTGCTCAATAATAGTGCGTTGGTCGTTGGCTTTCAAACTCAAGAACGGTTCTGTATAAGTGTTCAATGCTAACACATGTCGGAACATGTCGTGACTCATGTTCATCACACGCTCAATGGCATCTTGTGTTTCGCGGCTGTCGCCCTGTGCTTCGTCTTCGGCGGCCTTGTGTTCGTTGTTGATGTAGAAACGCAACACGTTGGGTTTACGACCGCGTTCAATTCTGTATTCTTGTGCGTTGACCGAGAAGTCCAAACTGACCAACATGTTCTTGCCGTTGGTCTTGTTTACTAGATTGTCTTTGCGGATGTTACTCAGTGCTTGTCCATACAAGGCATAACTCAAGGCATTGATGATTGTTGTCTTACCTGTGCCATTGCGCGAACCATCACCACCTAGATCTAGGTTCTCGCCTAGTACTAGTGTAAGGTCGTTGCGGTCAAAGTCAATGCCTTGGGTAGCTGCACCCACACTCATAAAGTTTTTAACAGTTAAGTTTTTAATTTGGATCATAGAGTTTGATAAATCTTCAACAGTAATTTGTTGTCGTAGAATTCTGATTCAATGTTAGTGATCTGATCTGTGACAATTTGATCCACACTTTCAAACTTGACTTCACCAGGAGCCATGTCAGTGTCTACCGAGGAGTTCTTGTTGGGTATCAAAGCCATCTCTCTCAGCCCGTATTCTCGGATATACTTTTCTTTGATAAAGTTTGCTTCCTCGTAACTAATCTCAATGTCCAACTGCACCCGAACATGCATGCCGGTTGCTAATAATTTGGGTGCGTTGTCAATGATACTGGCCAGGCCCAGCACACGGTAACGTGGTTGATCTGGCCAGGCATGAAATTCAGGTTCCTGCCCCCATTCCAGGATCATCATGCCACGGTCGTCATCACCGGCGTCAGCATAGTTGTGTGGGAAGCAATTGCCAATGTAGGTGATGTTCTTTTTGGTTTGGCGTTTGTGAAAGTGTCCAGTGAACACATGTTCAAAGTTCGTGAAGTCTTCTCTGCGAACTTCGCCGTGATCCGGCATCTCCACCATGGCGTTCATTAGGTAACCGGGCAGTTCAAAATGCCCAAACATGTATCGGCCTTTTAGTTTGGGTATGCGTCGATGATCATCGCCCACAAGCCAAGGTGCAATAACCACATCACCACTACAAAACCAATCGTTGCAAATTTCCACATTAGGGAGGTGCCGAGCCCATTCAACACTTTGTATATCTCGCTTATCGCGATAGTATAAATCGTGATTGCCAGGAATGAAATACACACGTTGAAAATTAGCATTCATGTGCTCCAGCGCCCTGAGGCTGTAGTTTAAGGTAACAATGTTTAGACTGGCACGGTTGTTGTGCCAATCGCCCAGGAACATGCAGGTCTCACAGCCTTCGGCCTTTGCTTTGGCAGTTGCCCACTTGACAAAGTTCATGCAGTCCTCATTGTGTTGAGTGCTGTTGCTTTTCAAGCCAAAGTGAATGTCTGTAAAGACCGCGGCTTTACGAAATAGGTTAGTCATAAATGATATTATAGCATGTATCCCATTGCTTCTGCAATCTCTTTGTGAGTCAAATTGAAAGTTTGTGAGCGAATTGAATCTAATTTTTTCATCTCTGCACAAAATTTTTGGCCATTAGACGTGGCAGATTGTTGTACTTGTTGTATTACCGTTGCTAACATTGTTTGATCTTGTTGTGGTAACTCCGCTGATAGCAATTTATCTAAAACTATAATTTTGGCATTGCTTGTTAGGCTGTTGAGGCTAAGCCAAGATGGAGTAGATAGGAAATTGTAGTAGTAGTGACTAACACCTTTACTAGTAAGCCATGCAATTAGTTCGGGCAAATAATATACATTCTGTATATTCACAGTTATACTGACCCCTATTTTCATTGAAGTACATGAATTTTTGCGATTGATTAATTTTTCTAAATTATTTTCTACAATGTTCCATGGCACGCCAGATCTTTCAAGCTCAAATCTTTTGCCTAAGTTATCAATGCTTACTGTTATAGTTAGCCGTTTAAATTTATCAGCATGGTCAAAAATTTCTGGATATTGCGTTCCATTGGTAACAAATTCGAATATGCAGTCCTTGCTAATCCCAGAATCTATTAGGTGTTGCATAAACTTGATATTCTCCAAAACCAACAACGGCTCGCCGCCTAGAAATTCAAAATTTTTAATCGGTGGGACTATCTGTTTTAGATTACTATAAAATATACTGCTGTAGTCAGACCAAGTGTTGGCAAAAAATTTATACACTGGATCTTGTTTTTTGTTTTTATACAAGCTAAATTTTATTTTTTCTGCGGCAATACTAGAACTATAAGTTTCGCTACATATTCTGCATTTGAGATTACATAGATTACCAAGATGCCCGCCAATCCATCCCAGTGAGTCAATTGAATCAGATTCCCAATCAATGTTACCGTAGATATTTTCTAACTTGAATGGAGTTAATGATTTTTTACTAGTCCCCCCAGTAGATTCTATTTTTAAACAATTATTACATCCAGGTGGAGTTGCTCCTTGTCTAAATTGATGCCTTACCTGTTTAATGTGTTCACTATCTAGGATGCCTAAAATGTCAGTAGTTTTTATATTATATGGGGTACCTTGAGGATCCTTGATTAAATCACGATATTCACAACATAATCTTGTGGTGCCATCTGGGTTGACATGCAGTCCTGTCCAAGCATGAGCACACATTTTTTTATCAGTATTGAACAGTGGTTTTATTTCTGTAATATTTTTTTGAAGATGAGATTTTTCAGATGATAGGATTACAGAAATAGGCTCAGGCAACGATTTAAAATACGAGACAGTTGATTCCTGATTAGTGACTACTAATATAAAATATGGAGAAATATCAATGTAATGCAATGTTGCAACAATGTGATCTAATGTTGTTTTCTGTATAGGAGCAAAGTTAAAAAAAACAAAACGCTGTTGAGCATGATACGCCGGTTGGTATAACGGTATTAATTTTTTATATAAAAAAGAACTTGGAGAATTTTCTATTTCTTCAATAAAAATAATACACTCGACTTGATACTGGTTGGATAATTTATTTCTGATTGATTGCAACGAATCATCTTCGACAAATAGATTAGTCATCTTAGTTTTGTATTACTCATCAAGACTACTTACGACCGGTCCGGACATGGCAGCCATGCTGTGTTTGCCCGAGTTCTGACGAGTCCATGAAGGATTGAGTCCGTTCATCTCCAAAATGTCATCACGAATGTTTTGATTTTTCTTTTCAATATTCAAGATACGAGTGAAACTATTAGTGATAGCGGCAGTATAATACGCAAAAGGGTTCTGCGATTTTGACTCGTCAAACTGCAATCCAATTTGACTGAGTTGTAGCAGGGCTTGTCCCCGCATTTCTTCGTTGTAGGTGTATCCACGCCAGTTACTCCTTGTAGCATATCTTTCGCATAATTTCATAAACATCAAGGCCAGTTTCTTGGTCATGTCGCCGTGATCTTTGGAAAACTCTCCTGTGGCCAAG